AAAAATAATTTTTTTTCTCTTTAGAATCAATGACTTAAAAAAAAGATTTTTGTTGACAAATGTCACACTTTGATATTTGTATAAATAGATAGGGTACTTGACAAAAGCAGAACTTTGTGGTATATTATATAAACAATAACAAATCACATATATTCATATAAGGAGAATACATATTATGGCATACAGCAAAGAACTATTAGATCATTATGAGAACCCGCGAAATGTAGGCTCATTTGATAAAGAAGATGACGGTGTGGGAACAGGACTTGTTGGAGCTCCTGCTTGTGGAGATGTTATGAAACTCCAGATTAAAGTAGAAGATGGTATTATCACAGATGCTAAGTTTAAAACCTTTGGATGTGGAAGTGCTATTGCTTCATCTAGTCTGGTTACAGAGTGGGTCAAAGGACGCACACTAGAATCAGCAAATGAAATTAAGAATACAGAAATTGCAAAAGAACTAGCACTACCGCCTGTTAAGATACACTGTTCAATTCTTGCAGAGGATGCTATAAAGGCTGCTGTTAGTGACTATGTAAAAAAGTGTGAATGTAAATAGAAGAATTAGTCTTCTAAATCCTTTTTAACAATAACCTGACGGCAATCTTGATCAATCAATCCATACACTCTCATATGGCCGCACTCTAACCCAGCACAATTACCAGACCCTGCATTCTCAGGAACATACTCTAGGACTTCTCTGGTACAGTGCTTACAGGTTCGCATTACCTATGAAAGTTCCATACTGGTTTGATCTTCATATCATACCTTCTCACCTCTGGAAGTTCCATTATAAGGTCTTCTACTTCTTCATCACTTGGCAAATGGTATGATCCAAAGAATTGATCTATATCTATTCTCTTTCCATCTGGTGCAATGAGATAGTGCCACATCTTTGCATTATGACCATCTGATTCTACTTCTTTCTCTCCATGATAAGTCCACGGGCCCATACCTCTCCATAGTGGAGGAATCTTATATTCAATGTCTCTTAACATTCTATTTTTTTACCTCTTGCATAGTTTTTAGATACTCAATAATTGCAGTACGTTTTTTCTGTTTCTTCTCACGGAAACGCATTTTTGAATTCTTGACTAACTTTGTACTTTTAGTAAGCCACTGGTTCATAAGCTCAGGTGTCCACTCTGGATTTTCTTCTGCCCATGCTAGAAACTTTTTACTATACTTGTAGTCTTCATTTTGAGCAGTGCCGCGATTAAAAATGTTCCAAAGGTTTGGACCCATCTTGTTTTTACCATCCTGTTCAATTGAATGACACGATTTGCACTTTCTAAATTCCTTGTTACCTGCAAATGCTGGCGCACTTGCTACTAAGATTGCAATAGTTATTAATAGTATTTTTAGCATTATACTTGCCACCCTTCTCCAAAGTCTGTCTTATCAAATACTGGCTCTGCAAATTTATCTATCTCTTTTGTTTGATTACTATCTGCAAGACCTTTCTGTTCTTCTAACGTAACATCAAATAGTTTCATCTTTGCACGATCTATTCCTATTACAAATCTTTTATTTGACGTTGGATCATTGTATCGGTTCTTTAACTGTTTTACAGCAATCTGATTGAGTGCATCAAGTTCCTCATTAGATATGAGGGCAAACATAAGATCAGCTGTAGCAGGCAAACCAAAACTCTCACTCGTATCTTCTAGTCCAACATCAGAATTACTGAAACCTGAGCGAGTAGTCTGAGTTGCAGACATGATAGGTACATTTGTCTCAACTGCAAGACCTCGAAGCTCTTCTGCAATAGACTTAATGTACATATACGAGTTGACATTGGCTGCACCCTTGAAACGTGATGATCCACAGATATTCAGATAATCAATAAAGATGATATCTGGTTTGAAACTCTTCTTAATCGCAAGTTCCTTAATCAGACCCCTAAAGTGTGCAGCATTCGCTGAGGCAGTCGGATATTCCTTCACTATGAGGGTTCCAGTGGTGCTTTTGATAATGTTCTCTATCTTATTCTCAAACATCTGCTTTGGTAAGTCGTGCAAATCTTCCATAGAAACATTCATGAGGTTTGCATCAATACGTTCAGCAATGCGTTCCTCAGCCATCTCTAAGGTGATGTAAAGGACACTTTTACCCTGACTTAAACAGTTTGCAGCCATATGACACATGAACAGAGATTTACCAACACCAGTGCCTGCAAGTGCAATATTCAAAGTCTTTGGTGGTAATCCACCTTTAGTGATACGATTAAAGAAGTCTAGATCAAACGGTATCTTCTCTTCTACAGTATGGTAATATTCAAATCTAGATTCTGCATCAGCCAAATAATCATGACCTACACTATTATCAAATCCTACAGCCAATGCATCTGTAAGGATACTTGGTATTGCTCCTGCATCTCTGGTCTTATCCTTACCATCAATTATAGAGATGCCCTCAACGATTGCATTGTATACTGCTTTATCTTTGCAGAACTTCTCTGTTGTATCTACTAGCCACTCAAAGTCTACATCAGTATGTTCTAGAGTTTTGATAACTTCTACAACTTTATTATACTCATGCTCATTCAAGTCCTTACGACTCTGAACTTCTATCTCTAGAGATGTTTGAGTAGGTATCTTATTGTACTTGTCTACAAACTTTGTGATCTCTTCAAATACAGTTCTCTCTGTCTTATCCGAAAAATAATCACCTTTAATAAATGGTAAAACCTTCCTTGCATATTTTTCATTTGTTACAAGTTGAGTTAGTGCTGTTCGTTCAATCGTCTGCATTAATAACCCTCGTTAATCCGATAGATTCATCTATGCGGGTTTTTGCCATATCATGGTATTTCTCATCACGTTCAATACCTATGAAATTCCTGTTTGTGTTTACACATGCAACACCTGTAGTACCACTACCCATACAATTGTCCAAAACAGTTTCATTCTCGTTGGAGTATGTCTTTATAAGATACTCCATCAGAGCAACTGGTTTTTGTGTAGGATGAACTACATTTTTATCCAACCCAAATTCTATTATTTCTGATGGATAGTTTGTATATCTTTGTTCATATTCTGTTTCATGCAGCAGTTTATTATTTTCACCCATAAATTTTGGATTATGTAGAAACTTACCAAGACGTTTTGGGTTATTTTTCTTTTTTACTCTCTTCTCAATTAAGCCCTGTGGATTGTATGTCATGTTCTTACCATTCTTTGATGCAGCAGCTGCACCAGCAGGAGAAAATACTACTACATCCTCAGTCTGTTTCATGGGTCTATAATTAGCAAGTAAAAACCCTGTAGTTTTCTTCTTTTTCCAAATCCACTCATATTTAAACCATTCAACATTACTTAAAATCAATTTACTTGTAAATGGTTGATCAGCTGTCAACACAACAGCACCTCTAGGTTTCAGAACTCTTTTATATTCTAACCACAACTCATCTAGGGGTATAACCGTATCCCATTTTAGAAGACGACTTCCGGCATTCTTCTTTCTTTCAGACCCCTTTCGATCCGTTGTGCCATAGGGTAAATCACACAAAATAAGGTCTATAGAGTGTTCTTTTATAGACTTCATTTCTACTAGACAGTCACCATTAATCAAATCTATGGCCATAATTCTTTTAACTTTCCTATCATAATTTCTATATCCATTTTAGAAGTTTTTGCAATGTAAATAGCAGATATTAACATACCATTTATATCATCACCAAGCATACCCATCGCACGATTACAATTATCACACAACCATCCACGATGGATAAGAGTTTCGTGACAG